AAGAAAGTTGCAGTAATTCCACCAAGACCAGCAAGCGTGTAAGTAGGCACGTTTAAGACACCCGTTCCGCTTGAGTAAGTAGATGCGCCTGAGTTACCCGTTACCGTTAAGCTAATAGCACCTCTCGCTCTTGCATCCGTAAAATATTTATTTGTTGGAGTGGCAAGTTCTTGAATGTCATCCGTATCCAAGACAACCGTTCCAACTAATCCGTTTACCGAAATTACCGCTCCACCAATCGCAGCTTGTAATTCAGCAATAGTCTTTTTAAATAGTTGCCCCGTAGTTGCATCGCCAATACCAAAAATATCGGTTGATAAAATTGCAGTCTTTGAGACTAATTGGTTTATTTTCTTATTTGCCATTGTCTAACTTGGATATGTAAAGTCGGTTGGTATTTGACACCTATTTGAAAGCATCGGATAAATAATTGATATGTCAGCTTTAACTCCAGCCAAATAATCCTTCTCGTTTTCAGTAAAAAATTCTAATGTAATCCCTTCGCCTACCTCCCAATTAAAATTTGGATGCTTGCACATCGAAATAATATCTTGACAGATTAGTAATTGGTCAGACAAAACCTCCGTTTCATTTGTTTCATCTTGAAGTTGCCTATCAAGAAAGAATAAACTAAATGACATAGTCAATTCTTTGCCGTTTATTTGGCTTCCAGTCAACGAATAAAACATTGATGGGTAAACATTATCAGGTTGAGAAAGAAACTCCCACACATCGCCAAAATAGACCGTATTAATTTGGTCGTGGCTTTGGGCAATATCCCTTATCAGCTTGATTGTTTGATTTAATGTCAGTTGTTTTATTGCCATTTGTTTGTAAATAAACGATTAGTTTATTAATGTTTTTGGTTGAGAATGCTTTTGGCATATTAATAATTATAATTTTTTTTGCTCTTTAAAACGTGTTGAGGATAACTCATTCCAAACAAACTATTCTCATCGCCTAAGAAAATACTTGACTGATAACCATCTTTCTCAGGATACATCGTGTCGATGCCCGTGCCAGGATTGATATATTCAGGGAATAAGTTTGTCGTGCTTACCTCTTGCAAATACTTAATCATTCTTTGCTTATAAAACTCTGCTCTTGAACGATAACGATTTGCTACATCGATTAAATCTTGCATATTAGGTTGGTCGCTATTATCTGAAGTCTTGCGAACTAATCCTTTATTGTAAAACTGAAAAGATAAGCCTACTGGTAACTCTGACAATACGTAATAAACAAGCGCATCCGTTACGTAATCATTTAATAAAGCCGTTTCTAAATTGCTTAAAGTATTATTTTCAATACCCGTTTGAAGTTTAATATATAAAGCCGTTCCCAAAGCGGGCAAGATATAAATGTCTTGAGCCGTTTTTATTTCGGGCATGATTAATTTGTCATCAATATTAGAATGAATTGCCGTTCTTTCCTTGATTGCGTTTGCTCCTATAAATAATGTATTCTTCATATTATCCTTTCTTAATAACCGTTTGAGCAAACCAACGATGTCTGCAACTTGGCGAAGCTTGACCATTTGGCTTAGTCCACCAACCACCTCTTCTATCAAATACCGAATATCCTAATCTTCCTGATATAGTTTCAATTTCTGCTCTTGAATATAACCTATCTAATTGCATTAATCGAGCGCAGAATGCACGGCTTGGATGGTCTGCCGTATCTCTTTGACCACTTGGTATTTCTGACTTCCATTCGTATGAATACCTAACCATAAAAGTAGAAGTACTTGGCTTTGGTGCATTTAATTCAGATAATGGCTTAGACAATTTTCTTTCAGTTATTCCCCTTGAAACTGAAGTACCTATAATATTTCTTTTTTCTAATCCATCCAAAACACGATTTACAATATCTAAATCTACTCCAATAGTTCCAGCAATAACTTCAGCAGTTATTCTCTTATCCTTTTGAATTAAGTCCAAAACATTAGCCTCTAATCCGCTCAATGCTTGCTCTGCAAATTCTAAATGCAAAGCCTCCTCTAATTCATTTGGAACTTGGCTAAATACCTCTCTTGATTTAAAGATTGAATAGTCCTCTTTCGAAACTCCAAACTCTTCGAATACACTTACAACCTCATCTTCGCTAAAATTAAATCCAGTTGTCGATGGTGCAGTTGTTGCAGATGGTAAATCTTGACCACCTTGCTCAGGTATTAAACCAACCAAAGAACGAATCTCGTTTGCGGTCATTGACTCAAGTACCTTATTAGCAACCAATGGACTTAATGAATTAATTGCATCAATTACATCTTGAGAAGTTGATGAAGTTTTAGCTTCTAATGCTGGCGCACCTAACTTTTCACGAATCTCATCCTTAGTTAAATTAGCCGCTATGATATTACCATCGAACTCTATGCCAATCGGCTCGACTGGTACGATTTGGAGTTCTGAATTAGCACCGTGTAATTTGGCAAGTAAACTGAATATTTGCTCAAGAAATATTTGCTTATCATTTACGTATGTATTTTTAAAAATCTCGTATGAATCACGCATTTGTTGGCGAGTTCCTAATTGACCTGGAGTCGAAATACCAAATAAATCGGGAGCAGTAATTTGATGCCCAGCAAAGATATTCTGCTGAATCATTTTATCTACATTACCAAAATCCTCTTTAGTAATATCGCTTGCTCCCAAGTCCTCAATGACTGGTTTTCTTGAAGCATCGTTTACAAAAGATAATATAAACTTTTTGCCATCACTACCCGTAAACCTATCGGTAAACTTGCGTTCAATTTGTCGCTTCTCATCATCTGATGGCTCTCCATTTGGTAACGTAATTAATTTGCTTGAACTAAATCCAGTTTGAGCATTCCCTAAAACGTGCTTAGATATTTCAATATCTGATTCAACGTAATTTAAAGCACCGAAATAACCTGGCAATGCGTAGGCATTAAGGTTAGGACGATACTCCTTTAAATACATTATTTGAGTGCCTTGTCTTAACTGAGAATTGAATCCGTTAAAGACCTCTCTTTTATACTTTCTATCTTCCCAATTTTCTGAATACCAAAACTGAGTATTGTCAGCATTAGTACGAATCTTAGTATAATCAATATGATATATCTCAGCTAAATTCTCTCCGGTTACACTCCAAATAACTTGAATATATGCGCCTCCAAATAACTCAATATCAATTGAAGTCTTTCTTAATACTTCGGTCAACGACTCAACTCGGTTGGCTTGTGCGATGAATTGTTCACCAATAGGGTCGACACCCTCTTTAATTTTAAAGCCATTCCCAGTTATGTAGTTGACCTTTCCTTTAATTATCGCATTATGCTTGGCAGACTTATTAAATAAATCGACCAAGTAGTTAGGATAATCATTCTTTTTCCCGAACTCAATATAACCTTCTCCTTCGCCTTTCTTCTCCCGATATTCAGGTTGTCTTGCCTCCGCAAAAGTTAAAACCATTAATTGATTGCTCATATATCTCTTACTTTGTAAGTGTTTGTTTGGTTGCTATAAGTAGTAAAACTGAATTGACTTGTATCATTTAATGTTGCTTGTCCGCTTTCAAGCATTGAAGTTGCTTGCGATGGGATTAAATTAGAAGTTGAAGTTTGCTCATAAATCTGATAAGACCATTCGCCAGGTAATTTAGTTGCAAAATAAGAACTTACCGTTATATTAAAAGCATTGAATCTTTCAGGGTAAGTTGATAAATCAGCATTGTTTAAAATGACAAATGCAACCGTTTCGTTTGTATTTCTTGACTTAAAATAGAATAGATAATTAGGCGATGTCAAAGTTGCCTTCTCGCTTAATGTTAATATTATTTTATTGACTTGACCTTTAATTAAATGTATCATCAAATATAAATAGCATTAACAAAATTTCTTATATAAAAAAAGGGGAAGCATCTGCTCCCCCCTTACCCGTCAACCAAACGACTATCTTTAAGCGCCTGGAGTAGTCAATGCAGTAAAGACTCCATCAGCCACCGCTGGCGATAATTCTTTCTCAGTTGCTGAAAAAGTTAAAGTGTAACCTGAACGGTCTCCTTGAGCCGTACCCGTAGCAGCGTTGCCACCAGTTAAGTTTATACCTTGTACACGACCAAGTAAAAACGTTTTATCGTTATTGTCTTTTACAACACATAACAATGTATTCTGAGCCAACAAAAGAATTTCGTTTCTTGTTGACACTTGTAATTTGTTCAATACTATCGATAGTTCTTGAGCATAGAAAACCGTACCATTTTGCACATTAGCATTAATGTTTTCAGTCAAAGAAGCAGTACCTGGAACTAATTCATATTTATAGAATCTTTTCGTAGCTACTTTAGTTATTGCAGATACCGAACCCGAAGCAACGGTAATAGCACTAACATTTCCTTTTTCAATAAAATACACCTCTGTAATCCCACCTAATGAGTCACGACAATCTAAAGAATATCCTTGAGTTAAAGCACACGGCATAATTATTTTTCTTTAAAGTGTTAAAATTAGGGGAGTCGCATCCAAGCGATACTCCCCGAACTTATTTGTAAGATTATTAAGCTAAGATGAAATCAACCATCTCGTCAGGGAATGCAAACTGCACACCGAACTTAAATGCTGCCATGAACTTGATGTTCATTGCATAAGGGTCGTGTAACAATTCAAACTGCTCTTCTTCGTTCAACAAGTCAGTACCGATGAACAAGTTAGAAATACGACCAGCGTATATCTTAGAAGTTCCGTTCAATCCTTGAACTGCGATAACCTTGATAGTTGTACCTGGTAAAGTTAATTCTCCAGTTGCAGCGCCATCAAAAGTATAATTAAATAAATTTGAATTTTTTAATGCGATAGTGTAAGTACGGAATACATCATTTCCTACAAAAATAGCAACGTCATCCTTATCAACGATTGAAGCTGGGATAGCCTTGTAAACTGCATCCAAAACCGCAACAACTACACCACTTGTAATACCAGCAGAAGCAGCCAAAGCAGTTCCGTAATAAGTAGTTGTATTTGCGTGGATAACTGAAGCCGAAGCGGCAGCAACTAACTTAGCAAAACCATCAAACTTATTCAAGTTACCATTTGCAGATGCAGTATCTCCAGTCCAAATAGCAGTTTCTAATTGAGAAGCGATTCTTGCTGCTTTCTTAGAAGTATAATCAGCAGCAAAAGCAATTGAATCATACATAGAACCAGCAGATAATGCTTTTTGTAAGTACTTAGACTCTAATCCTTTTGGACAAAGTGCCTCTTGTACTTTAATTTTACCAACCGTTACACTACGTTGAGTGAAAGTAGTTGTACCCGATGCGTTGAATCCGCAATCGCTATCATCTTGAAAGAAAGCATCAGTATCCATGATACCAATTTTCTCAGAAGATTTTACTCCAACTAATACGTTACCTTGAGACTTAATCAAAGTAGCAGTTTTAGAGCCAAGAACTGAAGATGTTACTAATAATGCTTCGTTTTCTTTGGCGTAATCCGTTAATGTACTTACAACAAATGCCATAATTTTTCTTTTTTAAAATTTTTAATTTAAAGTTTTTACTCTTTCTAAGAACCGCTCTATTTTGTCAGCCTTTGGCTCAACGATTCTAAAATTGTTTTTTGGATTTTGGATTGGGTCAGCCACTGGAGTCTTAGAAAATCCTTCCAATACGCTTAACATTTCACTAAATCCTTGATTAAACTTGCTTTCTAATTCACCTAACTTGTTTTTCAAAGCCTCATTCTCGGCTTGCAAGTAAGTGATAGTAGCATTCATTTCATCAAATTGAGAATCCACTTCCATTTCCATAGGAGCTTCTTCTGAAGTTGGAAGTTCGCCTACTGGACTTTCAATTCCTTCGACTTTACCACCAGCAACGGTCATCATAGTACCATCAGCTAATTCATACTCACCATCGGGAGCAGAAACTGAGTTACCTGATTCATCAACAAGCATAGCATCTGCGCCAATCTCTAATGCTGATAAGTCAATCTTACTACCATCTTTAAGGTCGTAAGTTTCAAATACCAATTGAGTCGCTGGCTCAGGTGCAATTTCTTCAGTTTGTGCAACGGAATTATCCGCTAACATAACTTTAATTTTTTCAATTGCTTCTGAAACGTTCATAAATTGTTTTTACTTATTTGATTATAAATACTGATTAATTAATACTTTATCATTTATACTTGTTCTAAAATCGAACATATCTCTGACCATAGCGATTCTTCAACACTCATCGGTTGCTTTTCTTTCTTGTAATTAAATATTCCTTCAACACTAAATCCTTTAAATTCTCCTGATTTAATCTTATTCCAAACTGATTCGTTTTCTACTTTAAAACTTCCAAACCAAGAGCCTTCGGGTGCATCCTCAAATCCTTTCATTGCCATTATTCCGCGTGATGAATCCACAATAAATGATTCGTACATCGTTACCCCTTCAACTGCCAAAGCTTCATCGTGCATCAAATTTACATTTGACTGATAACCTTTCTTAAAAAACTTTTGTGCTATCTTCTCAATTGTTGGAGCGGTAAACGTAACGTAATATTCGCCATTTTGGTCGTTACGATAGATAGGAGTATCGGCTAACATCAAAGCACCTGAAACAATTCTTCTATCCTCTGACTGAATAACAAAATTAGCCTTTGCCTCTTTAAACATTAAAAAGTCTTTTTCAATCGCTGGTCTATCAACCAAAGCAACAAAGTCAACTTCAACATCGTCATTTAAATCGTCACTAATTTCAAGTTGGTAAATTGGTAATTTCATATTATTTGTTTTTAAATTCTTGCAGAGTTTTCAATTCTCCGTATTCTTTTTTGACTTCCCGTAATATCTGACTCAACTACGTAGGCTCTTGCTGCCACGTTTCCAATTGCATTTAAAGATGTTTGGTCTAAAGTAGTTGGAGCGTTAGGAGTAAAACTTGGAGTTACTGGCGCACTCATTAATCTTGGTTGCATTCCTCCACTTGTATCTGCGCCTCCGCCACCTGGAACTGGAGTATTTAAAATAGCATTTACGGTCATTAAACCTTGAGCAATTGTAGTCGCAGCAGCAATAAATGAGAATGGTGCTGGATAATCTTTTAATGCTCTTGATGCTCCAACATAAGTATTAAATGTAGCATCTGCAATTGCTAATGCTTTTCCAAGTACCGTATTTTCTCCAGCTAATTGTGATGCAGTTCTTAATCCATTACTTACAATTCTAATTTTATCTTCTTCAGTTATTTCTTTTATTTCTACTTCTGCATTAGCTACTTGTTTTTGTTGTCTTAAAAATCCATCATTAAGAATTTGATTTAATTTTAGTTTTTCCTTTGCTTCTTTATCCGCTTGCTTGTCAAGTTTTTTTAATTGCTTTTCAGCATATTCTTCAGCCTCCTTATCAAATAATTTTTTACGTTCTTTTGCTAATTCAAATTTTTGTAATTCATATTTCTTTTCAATCTGTAATAATGCCTCTTGATGTCCAGCAAATAATTCTTGGTCAATAACATACTGAGCCTTTAAATCTGCTAATTTATTTTCATATTCAGTACCTCCAATTTTTTGTAATTCAAAAAGCCTTTTAATTCTTGATTCATTTAAAGCAGTTTCTTTATCGGCTTCTTCTTCTCTTTTCTTTAATTCTTTATCGGCAGCAG